CAGTTTCTGTAGTTGCTCTTTGTAGTTTCGATTATTCATCAAAATTTTTGGAATATTGATGTATTTTTCAACGAGTTCTTTCACTATAAAGTTTTCTACAACTTCTATGTTTTTATGACTATCTAACCATAACGCACCGATAAAGGCTTCTAATATGTCTCCTAATTTTTTTACATTTGTACGTCCATTACAGATGTCTTCATTATGTTTAGAAATGATATAGAATTTGTTCAAACCTATTTTTTGACATAAATCGCCTAACATTTCATTGCATACAATTTCTTTTTTCAAATTGGTGAGAAATCCTTCATTTTCACCCGGAAATCGTTCTATTAAATAAGATGATACAACAACGCCCAAAACCGAATCACCCAAATGCTCAAGAATTTCGTAACTTTCGTCAAACAGTTCAAGGCAATTCTCTGGACGATCTGCTAATTGTACTACTTCTCCTGTTGGTGATATATATTCTGATCGTTTTACGTACGAAGAATGTACCATTGCTGTCTGATAAAGATGAATATCATGAACTCTAAATTTTTCGTTTCCTAGTATTTTTCGGATATCTCGAATAGTAAGAACTTGATTTTTAGAATTATAAGGATTATATATTGTATTCATCATATTTCTTATTTGCGTGATTTACGTTTAAGTTTACGCGTATGATTTCGTTTTTTACGTTTACCTCCTAGAACCGAAGTAGTGGGAACCGGAGTAGGTGCAGGATTATTTATAGCTTGTTGAATACCAGCATTCACTGAATCATTTAAATGTGACCAAGCAGTAGAAAAAGCACCTACTCGGTTCGGCGGTAGTCTTGCAACTTGTTCACTAATTTTTTCTTTTACAGCTTCTATCGTTGTAGGATTTGTAATCGCCGAAACTAATACTTTCTGCATTTAATTATTATTTACATTTTGTTTAGGCACTACACGAATAAAGTCGTAAGTCGTAGAAACAGAGCGTTCTTTTGCTTTGGTGAATACGTATTCTACGCATTGTTCACCGTTCGGATTTTTAACGGAATTAAAGTATTCTAATATATCATTCTCTAAGTTTGTTTTTGTAAACGAAACTGAATTTGAATGCTCATACGGTTTTTGAATTTTTATATGTGCACCACTTTTCGTTTTAATTTCGTTTACGGAATATTTTGGAGATCTCACATAATCACTAATTAATTCGGATACATACTTACGTTGCTCACGTCGTTCATACACGACTTTATTTAAGTTACTTATTTCATTATCTATTGCACAAAATTGATCTACTAAACTTCCTAAATGTTTACGTTCGTTTTCTTCGGATTCCGTCATTTTTTTATATAAAGTTTGAATACTTGTAAACATAATCCGTTTTAAAAATAAGAATGAATTTTGATGAAGAAGAGATTCGACATTTAAAAGAAGTGTACAATAAAGAACATCCTAACGAACAACCGATAACTCAAACAAATACTCTTGAAGTTTGGAACGAATTAAAAAAACGGTTTCATTCGCACTGCAAAACCGGTAGAGCCGAATGTATTATAACTTCTATGCTTTCCAAGCCCAAAGCTCCGCAATCATGGGTAGCCAATCCTGAAGAATGGTTATCCAGCGATGATATTGATAATGTTGAAAATCAGTATATGAAATTATTTAAAGATTACTATTATTTAGGAACATTCCCAATTGATTTTGATAAACGATCCGAAACCGGTAAGTGTTTGATCAGTTCACTATGCTCTTTAAACCTTAAACAAGTTTACGATAAAAGATTCACTAAAATTGGAATTGTCTTTAATACGGATGTGAGCACAGGTCCGGGAGAACATTGGATTGCTGTATTTTGTGATGTAAGTCCTGAACTAGAGTTTCCGCGTATTACCTATTTTGATTCGTATGCTCAAAAACCCGAAAAGGAGATTCAACGATTAATGAAACGATGGAAAGATCAATGGGATGAAACAAAAATTCACACTAAACCTATGCAAGCAACGTACAATAAAACACGTCATCAATATGAAGATTCAGAGTGCGGAATGTATTGTTTGTATTTCCATCTTTGTTGTTTATTGGGCATTTCTATGGAACAACGTATTCCTGATTCGGCCGTAAGAGGGTTAAGAGGTATGTTATTTCGTGTTGATTAGAAATAATGGATGCTTCTATATTACTTCAACCTTCATTATCAAATCCACTAATTATTGCCATGATTATCGGGTTAGTCGCTTACTTGCTTTATTTAGCGATTACAAGCTTATTTTTTCCGACCGAAAAGTCTATAAGTAAAGCAAAATCTAACTTTAAATCGTACGAACAAGTTACTAAACTAGCACCGCTAGGCTGTCCTACTGTGCAGGAGTATAAGTTATGTGATTATTACTTAGCTTCATCTTCTTATTCATTATTCCCTGGTGCTGAAGTGTATGACTATATTTCTGATCAAATTCTTCCGTTACTGATTAAAGCCGGTGTGCGATTAGTAGAATTAGATATTTATGCGGATGAAAACGACAGGCCCGTAGTAGGACTTAAAAATCAAAAACTTGGTACAGATTATGCCTACAACACAGTACCTTTTGATGCTTGTTGCGTTAGCATCGCAAATAATGCTTTTAATAGTGTTTCTAGTCCAGTTTCTACTGATCCCTTTGTACTCAGTTTGGTGTTCCATACAGATAAAACCAAGGTGATCAATATGTGCGCTGATTCATTAAAAACAACCTGTCGAGCACATATGTTAGATGAATCGTATGCGTTTCAACGTAAAAACTTAGCGGTAGAACCGGTCTGTAATCTTCAGAATAAATTAATTATCGTGAGCGGAGGTCCTATGAAAGGAACCCTTATGGAAGAATTGGTCAATATGTCGTGGTCAACGTCTCATTTAAGACGATTAACCTATACGCAAGCTTCTCAACCTCATGACGCTAATGAATTAATCGATTACAACCGTGCACATATTACCATGGTAGTTCCCGATATTTCGAGTGATTTGATCAATAGCAATCCTCAAATTTTGTTTACGTACGGTTGTCAATGGATTATGATGAATTATGGTTCCATTGATAGTATGATGGAGTTATACATTGGTGAATTCCAAGAAAACAGTTTAGTTTTAAAACCGTCTGGATTAAGACAACTCAAACCTAAGAAATATAAACAACCTACGTTACCTGATCCAAATTTATCGTTCCAGCCTATGCAAAAGATAAGTCCAATTTATAACGTAACAATATAAATGCCACTCGCATGGGCAAATAAAAATGTAGTTGTTCGCGTTCAACAACCTGTTGAACAACCGATTGAATCTATACAATATGTGGACATCCCCAGTTACGATAAAATCTCCGATATAGAACATAAAAATGGCAAACGCTTGGTTAACACACGTGAAAAAGACGATGAAACACATGAAATCAAAAGGCAGTTACAAGAAGGGTGACGGTCTCAAAAAGGTAATTATGGAAGCTAAGAAAACTTGGCATGGTTCCAAGACTAAAAAAGTTCGTCGCCACGGCCGTAAGTAAAAAAATGATTATTGTTAACATATAAACAAATGGGCGGTGGTTTATTACAACTCGTAGCATATGGTGCGCAAGATGCATACATTTCAGGAAATCCTCAAATTACCTTTTGGAAAGGGCTCTATAAACGTCATACGAACTTCGCGATGGAACCTTTTCGTATAAATTTCACTGGTCAATCGACGTGGGGTTCAAAACAATCAGCCGTGATTGGTCGTCATGCCGATTTATTATATTCAACGTATATTGAAGTTGTATTAGCTGCGGATACTTATAATAACGATCAAGGACGTTTAGGTTATAACTTAATTAAATACGTTGAACTTGAAATTGGTGGACAATTAATTGATCGTCTGTACAGCGAATGGTTATTTTTATGGGACTCACTTTCTTCGGATAATGCAACGGGTATTAAATTACATAAAATGGTAGGTTTAGGTGCGAATAATAGCTCGGCTACTACGGTGGTTGCTGCTCCTACCCAATGTAATAGTGGTAATGGTAAACCAAGTCTTCCTACGGTAGCATATATTCCTTTATCATTTTTCTATACTCGTAATCCGGGTGCTGCTCTTCCTTTAATTGCTCTGCAATATCATGAAGTTAAAATTAACATTTTATGGAATGATCCTCAATTTATCTCGGGTTCGGCATCAACTAGTGTAGCTATCCCTACTCAAGCATCGGTATACATTGATTACATTTACCTTGATGTTGAAGAGCGTCGTCGTATGGCGCAACAATCTCATGAATATTTAATCGAACAAGTACAATACAATGAAGATAAAGGTATTAGTTCGTACAACAACCGTATTGATTTAACGTTCAATCATCCGGTCAAAGAATTAGTTTGGGTTGTTCAACCGGAAAACTACACCAACTGTAAATTAAATGCTCCGGGTACTCGTTTAAAACCGTTCACGTATGATCAAGCCGCGGTTTATGAACAATGGTTACAAATTAACGGTCAAGATCGTATGGATCGTCGTTATGGTGATTACTATAATAAAGTTCAACCTTTACAACACCATACGGGTAGTTTTGACGCTGTAAAAACTCTTAATGGTTATCCTCATGTAGGTAACGCTTATGGTAGTCAATCTTTCCAAGTTGGTGCGTATATGTACTCTTTTGCTCTCAAACCTGAAGAACATCAACCGAGCGGTACGTGCAATTTCTCACGTATCGATACAGCTACTATTGTAATGAACTTAAGTGGCGCAGTATCAGTAAATCCTGATAACGATAGTACATGGAGTGTTCGTGTATATGCTGTCAATTATAACATTTTAAGAATTATGAGTGGTATGGCAGGATTAGCTTATAGTAACTAATTTAATATAAAGTAACCATTTAAACAAACCAGCCAATTGGAATAGGTTTAAACTTAGAAGCTACAATAGAAAATCCAGATTGCGATGCAGCAATAATTTGTTTAGAGTTTGTTAAAATATAGAATTCAGTTATCGTATCTCTTATCTGCGTTTCGGTTGTATTATGAAGTCCAGTATGACCAATCGATATGTCCAGTATATGCACGAATGGATACTTTGAATGAATAGTTTGTTTATACGTTTGATTATCACAGCAAAATAAAAGTGTAGAATTTGAATTCTCTTCAATATAGTCAAATAACGCTTTCTCATTAAATTGACGTACATCGTTTGGACACTGAATATAAGCTATATCGGTTTCCAAATATTTATCACCGAGACGTAAATGAATCGATATATAATCGGTTATACTTAGTCTTTTGCTATTTTCGATAATTTCGGGGGAAAAATAAAACACGTCCTGAATTGGAATGTTTATTAAATCATACGAAAATGAACCGTAAAATGTATATGGAGTTATAATATTATACACTCCATCGTCTGTTAATTTTGAAAAATCATCTTCGGTAATTGATCGTGTAGTCGTTAGTTCATTTTGCGTAATATACATTGAAGAATCATGAAGTTTTATATATTTTTCTAATACAATTCCATGTTGTAAATATCGAAGGGTTATATTATATTTTTTACATAAGATTAAAGCATACATAAAAAATTTAATAGCATCTCCGATTCCTCCATCACCTACTGAAAATGAATACACTACAGTTTTATTCATTCGGTTACTTATTCTAAAAAAAATAGAGATTACTGTGTAAATGTATTTTGGACAGGCGCAACAGGATAAGTTTGTACTCCATGTTTTAAAACAAAAAAGAAATGGTTTCTTTGTAGAAATTGGATCAAACCATCCTATAACAATCAATAACACATATCTTCTTGAATCACAATATAATTGGAAAGGAATTCTAGTAGAATACCAATCATTATTTTTGCCATTATATAAAGAACATAGACCTAATAGTGTTCATGTAATAAACGATGCGACACAAATTGATTATAAAAAACTGTTTGAAACAAGCAATGCACCAAAATCAATTGATTATCTTCAAATTGATTTAGAAGCCAATAATGGTTCTACAATTCAAACTCTTGAAAAATTAGATTCAGAAATATTTGACACCTATACATTTGCGACTGTAACATTTGAACATGATATTTATCATACAAACTTTGGAAATACCCGTGAAAAATCAAGAGAAATTTTTGCTAAACGAGGTTATGTTTCTGTGTTTCAGGATGTTGATAATATGGGAATAAATCCATACGAAGATTGGTATGTTCACCCTACCTTAGTAGACATGGAATATATAGAAAACTTAAAAAGTAAAAATTTAAAACATTATAAAGATTCAACTGTTCCTTCTATAAAATCAATTAATTGGGAAACAATTGAATATTAATTACCATTCTAAAGAAATTTCTTCCATCTTAATATTTCCTTCCGATTTTTGAATTTCTTCAATCTTCGTATTTGTTGCTACTAATTCTGTATCAAATACTGATTCTTCTTCTTCCGGTCCTTCCGGTAATTTCGTTTCATCAACAAGAATATCGACAAATCCAGTACCGCAAGGAGGTTTTTGACCAAACATAATATTAGCCGATACACCTTTCATATTATCGAAATTGGCCGATATCGCAGCGTTGAATAGATGTTTAGCCGTTTCTTCAAACGAGGATTTCGCTAAGACACCCATTTCATCATTCTTATTCACACCAGCACGATCCGTAGATAATATATAACCTGGATTGGTCATAGCATCAATCAACATGATCATATGATGGTAATTTACATGAGCTTCCGTGAAGACTTCCATGAATTCTTCAAATAGACATACGCGCGCCGCTTCAATACCGAATATTTCTAGTACTTCATGAACATCGTTACTGAACGATTTATAAGGATCCGTATTTGCTTTGGTGGCAATATCGAGCAGATTAGTACCTTCAACATCTAAGACGTACTGTTTGATAGGAACATAACCACCGGTAGCTTCATCGTACACTAATTCTTTGTTCACTTCACGACGATATACACGACCAATGCCATCTACACCGGTAAGCGTAGTATCGAGTAATTTATCTTCAATGAATCGAAGCGATAAAGAATTTTTAACCGTTTCTGGACTGAACATGATACGCATAATCATTTTGTCCGGAGTATTAATATCACTCGGAATACATTCAAACACTCGTAAAACTTTATTGTTTTGAATCGCTGTAGCAATTTTCGTCATATCCATAACATCACGCGCTGCCATTTCTAAACGATCAAATTCTAATCGTAAAATCCAAGGAGAAGCGCATACTGAACCTTGCGTTACCGAGAATTTCTCATAGGTTCGTAATAATTCCATATCTTCTTGTACCGCGGTGTTAGACGATAATGGATCCGGATCATAATACATACGAACCGATTTCGTAATATCTCGTAATGTTGTCTTTTGAATTTCTTTCATGATCGAGAAAGTAGATTCTTCCGACGTTCGAATTTCCGGACTGAGATAAATCGTATTGAGCGGATTCTTAGGATTATGCGTTGCCGATAATAATTCACCAATACGAGGAACCCCTTGAGTAGCATTGGCTTTTACAGTACCAGCTGAGTGGAAAGTATTTAACGTTAATTGCGTCGTCGGTTCACCAATCGATTGCGCGGCTAAAGTACCCACCATTTCACCAGGATGAACACGGGATTTAATATATTTGAACGTGATTTCCTGCATGATTTCCGTAAACATACTTTTGGATAAACGGTATTCAATAATCGACCGTTTAGGAGCTAAATAGTACCGTAACAGAATATGCATAACCCGATTATGTTTCATAATTGGTCCATTGATCAGTTTATTGAGTTCACTCTCTACATGATCAGGAGTTAAATCGGTTTTAGTAGCATATACATTTTTGTATTTGTTGAGAATACGTTTAATATGAACTGGTGCTACTACAATATCATTTTTCACATACCGAAATACATCACGAACTAAAACATCACGATCCGCTAAAATTTGTTCAATCATATCTGGAGCAGGATCTTTAACATCCGTACTATCTTGCGTTACGGCTTTGAAATCGGCCGATGTAGCAGCGAACATTTTATAGATATCTTCCAAGCTCATCACTCCTAACTCACAAGGTTGATTTTCAACGCAAATGCTATCAATACCATCACCTCCGTAACAGAACTGAACAATTGAACCGTTCGAATTACGAACTGTACCATCATATTCTACATGAAGATCTTCCATATTTTTCACTAATTTACGTTGAATATAACCAGAATCGGAAGTTTTTACAGCGGTATCGATTAACCCTTCACGACCAGCCATCGCATGGAAGAAGAATTCAGCCGGACGAATACCACTAATGAAACTGTTTTCTACAAAACCACGAGATTCAATACCATGATCATATTTAGCAAAATGAGGTAATGTACGATCCTGAAACGTATATTGAACACGTTTACCAGCGATTAATTGTTGGCCTAATAAGGCCACCATTTGATTAATATTAATCGTGGAACCTTTAGAACCAGCGGTTACCATTTGCTTCATACGATTATCGGCAGATAATGTAGCTTCGATCTTTTCGGATACTTTTTTGGTAATTTCTTTACTTAAAGCATTCTGGATCTGGTTTTCTAATTCTTCACCATCCGGACGGCCTTTATCGTTTAAGAATTTACCTTCATGTACACTCGAAATAATACGCGCTACTTCTTCTTTACCTTCATCAACAACTTTCTTGACATATTCTTCCGTTTCAATATCCGTAATCAAATCTGAAGTACCTACCGAGAAACCGGAGAATAAATTGTATTTCGTCACAATGTTTTGAACATCGTTAATAAATTGACCACAACGTTCAGGACCAAATTCATTGTAGATGACGTGAATAATACCTTTAGAAGCGGAACTAAATGCGCCTTTTACTAATCGGCCTTTTTCTAATTTACCATTTTGTACAGTAATTGCACCTTCATGATTAATTAAAGGAAAGACACTCGAAATCAATTCAGGACCAGTATAGGGCGCATTTTTACGCTCAAAGTTTATTAACGGTTTTTTCGTTCGCGATAAGATATTCATCGCAATATGTTCGGGAATACGTGTCTTTGGATCCGAGATACGGTAAGCACCGGTCATCGTATCCTGCACGATCTCAATAATCGGCTGATTAGTACGAGGACTAATAATTTGACGTAATACCGATGCTAAATATTTCAATTCAGTCGCTGCCACAATCGATTGCGGTACATGCATATTCATTTCATCACCATCAAAATCCGCATTATACGGTTTGGTAGCAGAAACGTTCAAACGGAAAGTCGAATAAGGTAGTACCTTAATACGATGACATTCCATCGATGCTTTATGCAACGACGGTTGACGATTGAATAATACCACATCTCCATCGATTAAATGACGATGAACGACATCACCTTCTTTAATATTAATTCGTTCAGGATTGATGTATTTCAACGTATAATTGGTTTTATCGTTGGCAATATACACAGATTTAGCACCCGGATATTTATCTTTTCCATTACGGATATAACTCATTAATCGGTCACGATTATAAGGCGTTACGATTTCGGGAAACGTTAAATTTTTAGCGATTTCTTCCGGTACACCTAATTCATCTAATTCAATATTCGGATCCGGAGTAATTACCGAACGAGCCGAGAAATCTACTCGTTTACCCATTAAGTTACCTCGAACACGACCGGTTTTAGCACCGAGACGAGATTTCAAAGTTTTTAATGGACGACCAGATCGTTGTTGCGCAGATGGTAATCCGGCAATATCGTTGTCGACATAAGTCGCTACATGATACTGAACCAATTGCGTATGTTTATTAATCAAATCACGCGACTCACCTTTATCGATTAAATCTCGAAGTTTTTGATTATACCGCACAATGTTAATTAACATATGCGTTAAATCATCTTCCATACGTTGATTATCTTCCATAACACTCGGACGAACGGATAACGGAGGTACAATGAGAATTGTACAAATCATCCAATCCGGTCGACTAAATTTAGGATTAAATCCAATAAGATCAATATGACGATCCGTCATACGTTGAAAACAACGTAATACCATTTCAGGTTCTAACGGAATAGCATCCAAACCTTCATCATATAATTTAGCCTCTAATGCTAACGGCGCTAATGCCGTGGTAATATCTTGACGATCTACTTTTTTAATAGCCGGAGTTCCACAATGAATACAGGACGTTGATTTTACTTTAAATGTTTTGGTTAGTTCACGTACAGCATCGAAACGATCTATACCTTTGAACTGTTTTTCTATTTTTTCAAGTTCTTCATCCGATAAATAAGGATTTGAACAATTTAAGCATACAATTTGTAATATTTTTTGAATATAATCAAGAAACTGATATAAATAAACCGGTCGAGCTAAAGTGATATGACCAAAATGACCAGGACAAAGTAAATTTGTCTGTTTGCATGTTGGACATACTTTACCATTTTCAATCACACCAAATCGAGCATCAAATACACCATTTGGTACAGGTTGATTTCCAGAATAAGTTTTATCAGTTGTTACTTCAACTACACTACGTTTAATAATGTCATCAGGGTTGGCAATGCCAAATTGAACTCCAATAATAGTATCACCCATTGTTTATTATTAATATACATTGTCTCTATATTGTTCCGTTTTCAAATACCGTAAATATTAAATACTTAGAGCGTTCAATGTTGCTTCCCAGAACTCGTCTTCAGATATGATTTCTCTAACCATAACTTCGCTATACTTTTCAAATAACGAATTTAACCACGCATCAAATTCTACTCCGGTGCGTTGACGAAATTTCTGTCGATCACGGATCTTTGCTCTTCGTAAAGTATGATAAATAAGTCTCGTTAATTTTTCTGTTTGATAAGGTGATTCACTTGCGTCTTTTAGTTTACGAACTTCCGAATACCACTGGTCCATTTAAATCTCACTTAGAAGAATAAGATGACAAAATTACGTCTTAAAACGATTCGTAAGTCGCATAAAAAGGAAAAGAAATGGGATGCCGTGTTTATAAAACCAGATGGAAAAGAGAAGATTGTTCCCTTCGGTGCGTCTGGATATTCAGATTTTACGAAGCATAAAGACGAAACCAGACGTCAACGTTACATTAGTCGTCATAAAGGTATGGGAGAAAACTGGAATGATCCTACTACTCCCGGTGCATTAAGTTACTGGGTACTGTGGAATAAACCTACATTTAAAGCTTCAGTGGCCGATTTTAAACAACGATTTGATTTATAAGGATTTAAAGAAGATGAAGTTATAAGAATTAGCCTATTAGCTTAGTGGATAGAGCGCCCGCCTTCTAAGCGGGAGGTCATGGGTTCGAATCCCATATGGGTTGTTAAACTTAAATTTCGATCACTTTCTAAATATCTTTTTGCCGTACGATTAAAAATTTGAATATATAAAAAGGCTACCGTACCAATAACAACTGAATACCAAAGTTCCATTATCTGCTACAAACAAAAATGGATTTGTTAACTATACGAAGATAACTCCATCAAAAAAATGCCATTTGGGAAATATTATCCGTCTAAAGAAGTTAAATTTGGTAATACAACCATAAAGAAACCTGGTGGTTATTCAGGTCTCTTTTGGGGAACCGTATACACGAAAGAAAATAAAAGGATTCAAAATGCATCAAACTACTTTCTTACACAATCTGAAAAAAATGGTCTAGATTCATTCGACTATTGGGATAAGATAGATAGCGAAATAAATAAACATTGTGAAAAATACATTTGTCCTTATATGGTAGAAGATAGATCTTATCATTATCAAACTGGGTTTGGTAGTAATCAATGCGATGGATTAATTGAATTTTGGTTACCAGTAGAAGTTCCAGAAATGCCCGATTTTAAATTTATGATTGATGATGTTGAATATATTATGAAATGGAAATATTCGGATGGCAATAATTAAATCCTAAAATGAAAATAAGGATATTTTAATCGGTAATGGCGATGACGATTCGTAAATATTAATCGATCACGTCTCCATTCAGGTATATTTTTATATGCGCCGTAATATAGTGGTCCTTTTTCTTTACAGATTTTCAAAAATTTAGCTCTTACTTTTCGTAATGTTAAATTAAAGTGTTTTCTTTTTTCAACAAGAGTTAATTCTTCTTTACGTTGGTTAATATATCTTTTTGCATCGTTCTTTATCTGAGTTATGCACGTATGCAGATCTCGTACGGACGTTCGATAATTTGCTAATTCTTCTCGCATTCCTCGGTCATGTTTTGCTTCATCAAGTAGCTGAGATACAACTCCTTCCATACGCAAAACTTGTTGGGGAGGTTTTTCGATATTACAATTGGGACATTTCTTATTGACTCGTTGCAAACAATCCACTATGCAACGAGTATGATACGCATGTCCACATTCAAGTTTGAAACAAGTTACTGTACTATCTTGTTCGTCTTGATAGGATAACATATCCATCTCTTCGAAACATATAGTACATACTTTATCCATTTAGTAATGATTGTCGAGTAATTCTGAAAGTTCTTTTATGATCCCTATCTTTTGTTCGATATCCATTCGGCATTTTTCGACACGTTTTGCCACGATAGGTTTTCTTTTGACATCCTGATTTAAAATACATGACTCTGGCTACATAACCTT